TCAATTTTATTTATTATATTATAATATAATGTTATGCCCGTATTGATTTTCTATAACCAATGACTCGTTTAGCATCGTAATAGGCAATACTTACACCGTGTGCTTGATTACCACCCAATACAGCTATATATTTCCTGCCATCATATTCAACAGTGTCGATATAGAACCCAACGTGTCCTGCCCAGTTGTTGCGACCTCTACGCATTACAACAATGTCACCTTCGGATGGATTCTTAACAGCTTGCCCCCAAGCCAAGAAACTACGAGCAGCAAGGCTATTTGTTCCTGTTATTCCAATATCAGCTAAAACAGTATTAGCCCAAGCAGCACACCACGGAATACGAGCAGGATCAACCTTATAACCTAATGCATTAGCAAACTTTTTCTCTAGTTCTTTTCTATCTGTTTTTACATCCATACCAACCATAGTTAGGCCTGTCTCCACAACTTTGGTCTTTGCTACAATATTAGTTCTGTTAGGTTTTGTATTTTCAGATTTGCTGCACTCTACATCCCAAAAAAGGAATTGACATTTTTCTTCTATCTTTACTATTTTTTTAGGTCTAAATGCTACTCTCTTTATAGAAATAGCTGGAGTAACTGGATTGTTATCTATTGGAGTATTAACTACATTAATCTCTTTCTTTTTAGAATCGGCTCGTAATGCAGCTCTAGTCCTCTTACCTATGATACCATCGGGCTTTAATCCATGAGACTTTTGGAAGTTTATAATTTCTTCCTTAGTTGTTAAGGCATTCGCTGCCATAGTTTTACTTGGTGCCATAACCAATGTTAAAAATAACGAAGCACTTGCCGCCATCAGATATCTTTTCATATTACTCTACCTTTCAATTACTATTGTACTTATCCTAACATTATCATTTAAATGTAAAAATAGGTAAGTGCTACTGCTCCGATTCGAACGGCGTCCTAGTCTTATCGATCTGTACTTCCCAATGGCAATGCCTTCAGTACTGACAGTAGCATAAAGTGGGGGATTCTGTTTCCACGCTCCCCCGGGCGCATTGAAATCAAGCTGCTAGAGCCATTTCATAAGTTGCAACGTTGTCGTTTGCATCTATAAGTTTTATTGCGTTAACCGAGCTTTCGCCGGACTGTCTACTTCAACCTTTATACGCCAGTCGATCCTGTTTCGACCCCATCATAAACACACTGTTACACTCACTGAGTGGAGTAAGAACCAATCCTCTAAAGCGAGCAAAAGTCCCCAGTGTGATTATATCACATACACAAATCTTCGTAACGACCTGTATACTTACGATGCTGGCTAACATCCCCTACGAAATATTTGTAGTTATTAAGCCAATTCAATAGTATTCCTATCATGTTACCCTCTCTGTGTGTTTATGGTGGAGTCGCCGGGTACCGCCCCCGGGTCCTGATCGTTTTATTGCTTTGCTATCAACAACAGTAAGTTATTTATAACATAGAGATATAAGGTTGTCAAGTTAAATCCAACTAGGACGCTGTATTCCTTCTTTAAAGGTAGTGCCATCATCAAACGTAGTACAGAACGTATATGGATATTTAAATTTTACATTTGGACCAGCAGCTACGTGTACATATCCAACGTCTCCGCTGTTTAGGAACACTAATACTACTTTTGAATCTTTTATATATTTTACTGCCCATTGTGCTATTTCGTAATGTTTTGCAGCACTCTTCCAAGACATATCAACTGCTGCTCCAACACTGTGGTCGCTCTGTGCAAAGTTGTTGCTACCTGGGCCTCTAAATCCAGAAACAATTGTACATTTACCAAATGCTTTATCAAGCGGATCTACAGCGTTAGTGGCTAGGTATTTTAACCCATCAACAATTTTGTCTAAGCTTAATCCTAGTTGACCCTTGGGTGGTAATTCGTAACTCTGTTTGTTACCACATTTAACCATTTCTCCTAATTTTCTTCCATTTGGAGAAATGATAAGATTATAATCTATTTGATCGTTCTTTTTTGCAGAACCTTCGGGCGGAGTCACTGGAGGATGTGCTCCACCTCTAGGCAATGTAGTTCGTTGTGCAGGTGCTGATTTTCTACGATTAGATATATCGTTTGGCGAAGTAGTAAATGCTCCTGCATTTGGACTCATACCCATAGCACTAGGGTTAAAAGTACGTGACGGTATTCCTGATGATAATAACTTAGAAACATTTCCAGGTAATGCACTTGTTAGTTGACTTGGAGAAAATATATTTGCTACAGCTATTGAAGATAGTTTTTGTGCAATTCCACTAACTGCTCCCGAAACTCCTCCGCCTAGTGCTGAAGTTATTCCGCTCACTCCACCTGTTAATGATCCAGTACTTAAATTAGTAGGGAGTAATGCTACTCGTCCGCCAATTGCTCCACTCATAACACTAGCTATTCTAGAAAATGCAGGATCATTATAATTGATTCCTTGTAATCTAGTAGGTATAATTGAATACGAATTTAATGATATATTAGCTATAGCTCCCATATTCAAATGTGGAACAGTTATCTTTACACTATTTCCGGTTACTATATTTTTTAATGAAGCACCTATAACATTACTTAATGCTGCTTGACTCGATGCAACTCCTAACCCACTTAATGATACAGAACCTATTGATCCTGTTAATGCTGACGATCCAGTTGATACGCCCCTCGATACTGATCCAACTGCTTGTCCAGCTACTGATCCTAATGCTTTACCCGAAGCAATGTTTAAAAGATTGTTTATAGGAATTGGTGACTGACTTATTAACCCTGGTAATGCGCCTGCTGGCAACATTGATTTAAATGATCCAGGTAAACTTCCTAATGCTCCAGTTAATTGTTTAGGATTTAATCCGTCTAGTACACCTTCTAGGGTTGATATTTTACCACTAACTTCTCTTGGTATATTATATTGTATAGATTTTTCAAAAGACGATGCACCTGTTTTCTTTGTAGATCCACCTGTGTCGTTCTCATCAATAGCAGAGCCTGACTTAGCCTGTTGCATAGCGGTAATGGCAGCAGCCCTTAAATTAGGTTGTGTCATATTAGTACCAGCAACTGTACCCGGAGTACCTTTTGCGGCATTTTTTACTTCTGTTGGTCTAGCTGGTGGCTGTGCTGTATATTTTACTCCAGCAACTTCTACAGTAGTAGTCATTCCTCTAATTGCTGCTTGTGACGAAGCTAATATTCTAGCTGTATCGGCTGGATTACTAATCTTACCAACTTTTGATTCTGTTATTTTTATAAACGGGTTTTTGTTAGCAGCATCTTTAGTTTGATACCCCGGAACGGTCATCTTCTTGCCGTCTATTATTACGTTAGCAAACACATTTGTATTAGTAGAGTTTGCCAGAGTTTCGGCGGCTTCTTGAGCAGCAGCCAATGTTGTAAATTCCATCAATTTTGTTATGTTTGAATTAGGTGAGATGCGTTCAAGTGCCATACTAATATTTATTAGATAATTTGAGCTATAAATACTGCGGGAGAACGATTATGGGTGAATTGTGGGCAGTAGTCGGCGATAAAAATAGTGAAGGTGACGGTGATCTAACATTAAGTGGAGATTCATCTCCAGGAACTGTATTTGTTAATAATATAGCTGTAATAGTTGGCACTACTAATGCTAACCCAGATGCAAACTGTATTCCTTTAGGTCTATCGCATTGTAATCCTAAGAGTTCAGCTGTTAGTGAAACTGTATTTGCGTATGGAAAAGGTGCCCATAGGAATAACGACTCGAGGGTATGCGGAGCTACTACAGTAGTTACAAATGAATCAACTGTGATTGTTGGTTAAAATAACTTACCTAACCCAGCACTAGCAGGTACTATTCCTGTAGTACCCTGTATATACTGTCCAGCAGTCTGCTTATCTGTTGATGCTATGGCTATAACAGCATTCTTAGGAATTGTTATCTCGCCCTTTATTTCAGCAGTAAACAGAAAAGGAGTCATTGCTACTCCTTGTCCTGTCATACTCAATACTAAAGGCCTAACAATTGTATATCCAGTTTCATCAACTGCGTTTAACTTAGATATGACTTCTTCACCTGTTATTAATTTAAGGGTATATATCTCGCCTATATTATATTTCTTTACTATCATTAGGCTGCTAATCTCTCTTTTAATTCTGTTGGGTTAGACTTCTTCAATCCGTCATAGCCGCCCTCAACAAGGACAGTCTCTCCTAGATAAATTTGAGGAACAGTCCTGTGTCCTTTTGATTTAATAAATTCTAGAGCACGTATATCTTCCATTACGTTTACAACAACATAATTTATATTGTTATTTTCTAACCAAACTTTTGCACGATCACAATATGGGCAAGCGGATTTACTGTATAATGTGACTATATTAAGCATCGCCGTCCTTTGGTGTCTCATCAGCTTCTACAAAATTTGGGTTTGTTGTAGAGAATATTTCTTCGTTGTAATAATTAATAAGAGATATAGTATCGTATGCGACTGTTCCAATTGCACCGTTAATAATATTCATTGCTCTTTCGTGTGATTCGACATTTATTTCACTAATATCTGAACCGTTTGTTATTTTAATTGTACAATAATCTTCTAACATAGTTGTATCTCCTATTATAAACTAAAGCCACTAAAGCTATTTTCATCAACGTCTTGCTTTACACCGCCAACTATATAACTTGATATTTCTGTTTCTTGAGGAGCTACTTGTACATCAGACCCAGCGATCCATTTCTGTGTCCAAGGCAGTGGATTAGTTCCTCCCTTGTATTTAGTGGGTAGGCCGACGGCCGTCATACGTTTATTAGCAATCCAATCAACATACTCACATAGCAATTGATAATTGAGTCCAATCATTGACCCGTCTTTGAACAGATATTCAGCCCACTTCTTTTCTTGATCGACTGCATCATCAAATATCTTAATGCAATCACTTAATGTCTCTTCTGCAATCTTTGCATAATCAGGATCATCTTTAGGTAGTAGTTTAATTAATGATTGCGTAGCAGCTAAGTGTAAGTTTTCATCACGAGCAATAAACTTGATAATCTTAGCATTGCCTTCCATCTTCTTAACTTCAGCAAATGCCCAACTGCAAGCAAAGCTAACATAGAAGCGAATGCCTTCGAGGATATTAACACTCATAAGAGACATCCATAGTGCTTTTTTATGTTTATATTGTGTTTCTTCGTTCGTTGCCCAATGCTCAGATTGATTGTTTTTATAATTGTTCCAAAAAATCAATTCATCGTAATACTTGCTAATATCAGCAGCACAATCAGCAATCTCAGCAATATCCATTAGTTCGTCGAAGATTTTAGAAGGATTCGGATAGATGTTCCTAATGATATGCGTATAACTTCGTGAATGTATCGTTTCTGAAAACGCCCAGGTTGTGATCCAGGTTTCGAGTTCAGGTAATGAGCATATCGGGCCAAATGCAAGGGTAGGTGCTCTTCCTTGCACTGAATCCAATAATATTTGTCGCTTGAGGTTGGAAGTGAAGATATGCTGTTCATGTGTAGTTAGGTCCTTAAAATCCTTAGCGTCACGTAAAATATCAACTTCCTCGGGTCGCCAAAAGAATCCCAATTGCTTGTCAGTTAGTTTATCAAACTGCTTGTATTTCATAGTATCATAACGCTGAATAGTTACTCCACCGTTTGGATCTAAGAATGCTAGAGACTTTGTATGATCTGTTTTATTTGTTATATCAAATACCGTACTCATATTACACAGCTCTCGCAATCTTCTTGTGGCGGT